ACATTTGGGTCACTTACTGAAGCAATGCCAACTTCAGATTGAGTATAAGGTTCCCAAGAACCTGTATAGACGAGAAGATCCCCTGGGGACTTTCCTCCAGGATCTGTGATTCCTCCTCCTCCTGCTGGGATAGCGGACGGCACCCAACAAGTACCATTCCAAGTTAGAACCTCAGAAGTTAATGGGTAATTAGGGCCAGACTCTTCTACACAAGTATCGGTAAGGGCGCTTAATGATGTAGCGGATTCAGGAAGGTTAAGATAGGTAGTTGCACTTACTTGAGTTACTTCAATAGAGCTTAGCTCTACAAAGGCTTTAGCATTACCCTTAGAATCGTATCCGACACCTACGGGATATCCACTTGTAACGTAATCGGACATAAACTACCTACTATTTATCACGACTTATATTGTTCTGGATCTAGCTCCTCGTCTTCTTCGTATTCCTCTTCTTCCTCTTCCTCTTCTTCACCGGGTTCTTCAAAGTCTTCCTCATCTGACTCCTCCTCATCAGGAGAAATATCGGCAAGAAGATCCTCTATCTTAGAAAGTAGAGCAGTTAGATCGTCCTGTTCCATCTCCTCTGGTTCTTCGTCAGGAATACCTTCATCCTCTTCATCTTCCATACCTTCTTCCGGCATGTCTTCTTCCTGAGGTATTGGTTGCTCTCCAGCCGAATCCTTAGCTTGCTGATCTACTTCATCCTTAACTTCATCAGCAGCAGTTTCAGCATCCATAGCTGGTGCTTCTGAGTCACTGTCCATTGGGTCCGGGGATCCTAGTGGATCTTGTGGCTCTTTTGGTTCCTCCTCATAGCTAGCTTCAGGAGCCTCTGGCTTTTCACCACCTGACATATCCTCTCCATGAGTCTCCACGGAGTCTGCTGCTTTTTCTACAGCAGGAACAATCATCTTAAGGATCTGACCAATCTTTCCAAGATCATCTGCGACCTTTGTAAAGTCCATATAATCCATCAAGCTAGCTTCATTAAGAGCATCAGTTGCCTCTGCATCAACAAATAACTCTGAAAGGAAATCAGCTAAATCAATTGATTCGGCACCATTCTTCAAAGTTAGAGAATTTGCAAGCTCAACCAATGTGCTCTTTATGACAGAGTTTTTTGGTGCATATCGTGAAATACTAAGGAGTATTTCAGCTTCTGTCATAAGTAAAGTTCTGAATGTTGGAACTTCACTAAGCTTAGTAACATCAATTCCATATTTCTCATTAAGAATGTCAAGAACATACTTTTTCACTGGCTTCTTCATCTCAAAGATGACTCCAGCAAAAGAATTTATATCTACATTCTTAACCTTAATCTCATTCATTGATAGAGAGTTTCTAATGAGATTAGAGAGTTGTTTCTTCGTTGAAAGAGCAAAATAAGGTATATTTGAGACAACCTTAGCAACCTGATGGCGAACCACATCTTCACTCTCCTCAAAAATCATAGAAGCTAAATCTTGAATCTCTGTATTATCAATCCAAACTCTATCAAAGTTTTCTTTAGCCTCTAATAATTCTTTTTGGATAAGCTCTTTACGGCAAAGATGCTCATACAAGCTGGATTTTCCAGTTGTCCTAACAGTAAACTCTTTATTTTCTTTTAATTGATCTACGGTTATCTTTGGAAGATCAAAAGATGTTGAAACTAAAGTTGTTAGTTTCATACCATTCTTAATACCAGAGTTCTTTAAAATATCTTTATTTTCCTTCAGAAGGGCTACGATCTGATCTCTAACCTCGTTGACTCTTTGGAACTCTTTAGATGAAACAATCTTAGTTTGCTCACCAAATCGTTGAGTCTTCTCCTGAAGTCTGCCCTTGATTCTTTCGTAAGCTAGTTTTGTCTCAAACATAGAAAGAATCTGATCAAATGACCCTTCTGCTTCCTGGTAATCATCTTCCAGAAGATTAGAAAGCATACTTAGTATCTTCTTATCGGTGACACTCTCATATGCTTTTCTGTCTTCAAGGATAGAGGAATCTTCAACAACTACTTTATTTAGTTTTAAAGTTGGCTTGAATGTATATTTACCACTAACAACTGACCCACTTTCGGTCAAGTAAGTAGCAACACCATCCTCAACATAGAATAATTCTACATTCTCTCTTAGAGCACGAGCTAAGTAATCCCCGATTTTGATCAGGTTGCTAAACTCTTTACCACGATATTCAATTAGGTTTGTTAACATGACTAATATATTTCATCAAAATTATTTAGACAAGTCTAATGGACCATCTTTATTAAAATGATTAGTGTCCTTCAAGCTCTTCTAAAAGCTTTAATAATTCATCATCACAGTTAGCTTCGATAGCCAAATTCTTCATAGCATTAAAGTCTAAAGACTCAACTTGAGTAGGGGGTATATTCTCGTCGGATTCCATACTTCCACCTGGGGTAGATTCACCTGCTGGGGCTGGAGGTGGAGGTGTTCCCATAGGGGCTCCACCCATTGCAGCCTGTGGTGAAAGCACTGGATCCTTCATTTCTTTCCCTAATTGCTCTTTTAGCTCCTCAATCTCAGTATCTGATAGTTGATAGTAATCTTTATAAATCTTTTCTTTTGGAAAGATTCCAAGCTGTAGTGTCTGCATAACAACCTGTGATTTAGCAAGATCAATATCTAATTGTCTCTTGAGAGCCATATCCGATGGGGCAGGAAGTTTTATCTTTAATTCATTAATTAAAACTTTTGGAAACCCTTTTAACATTAAGTGTCTCTTAGCTACAGTCTCCAAACCAATTTCCAAAGACTTTTGGATTCTGGTAATAACTCTAGCAAACTTAACATCCAACTGAGACAGATTGGCCTTTCTGTCAGGAGCTTGATCCTTCTCTACGATATAATCCTTAGGAATCTTTAGAGCAGCTAATAGTTTATCTCTAAAGTATTTAACGTCATCTACTTCACCAAGATTCTCAGCGCCTTTAAGAGTGTCAATCTTAGTGCCAGAACCCTTACCATTTACTGCAATGTAGAAATCCTCATCAGCAGCTAAGGCATTAAAGTTCTCTTCAATATTGCCAGTCTGTGAGTTGTAGCTCTTACGCTTCTTGAACTTATCCATCTGCTTCTTAATATGCATTTCAGCCTTAGAAGCAGGTAGAGAACCCGTATCAATGTAGAAAATACGACGCTCAGGAGCACGTACAAGACGATAGATGAGCATTGCGTCTTCCATCATCTTAAGACTCTTATACGTTACTCTAGCTGCATTTGCGATGGATTTACCATAAGGATAGTGGCTAGGATCCGAGGTATGTAATCTGAAGTGGACAATCTGACCAGGGTCCAAACTGAGCATTTGTGAGTCATCTAAAGTGGGACCCATTGATCCATACGTGGACCAATCATTCTTTTTAGGAATTTCTTGTAGGAACTGCTTCAAATAACCAAATTCATCTTCTACGCGGAAAATGTAATTTGGATTTAAAATCTTAATCCTCTGAACTCCTTTTTTAATGTTGTTTAAATCAACAATTGTCTCTAGGAAGATATCACCATATTTAACAACATTTCTAGCTATATCCCATAAGTATCGACCAAGGTTTACTTGATCGAACATTTTTTTGATTTCTTCCTTCACTAGGACATCATCTGTAACAATGTCCCAGGGAGTTCCATCAACGTTTTCCTGGGTGCAATCGTCTGAGTAGATATCAAATGCTGAGGATATTTCAGGGTATCCATCCATATCCTCATATTCCTTATATCTCTTCTTTCTATCATACTCAACTTGAGGAAGTATCGGATAGAAAGTTTTCTCGTGTCCAAACTCAGAAGCTATCTTTATAACTTGATTTGATTGGACAGTATCGCCTTGAAGGGGTTTAGGAGCATCCACCTTCCGCATTGATATGGGATCTATATATTGATCGTCCTTTACCTCTTCTACATCACGGGCAAAAAACTTCTTAAAGAACCTTCCAATAAGACCATATGGCTTATTGTAGGGTGCTTGCGTGTCTGCGAATTGAGTGAACCCTTCTGCGCCTTCTCTTATCTTCCTAGTAGCCATTCTATGTTCTCTTCAGTAAGCTCGTCTATAGAGGTCTTTACCCTATATCTATAGGCGTTCTGGACAGCAGGAGGAATATAATCGTTATCTTCTGACTTTTCTATGTAAGCATTTCCTCTTAAGTTATTAAAAACATTAATTCCAGTGGCGAAAGACATAATTAAATCATCATGACAGTTAGTATCAGGCTTAATCTTGCCAGTATCAGGGTCGATAATGAAAGTTAAAAGCTCATTCACTAGCCTCTCAGAGTTAATTAAAACTTTACCTGCCCTTATATTATGCTCAAGATCAGCTAATAAGTTTTCCTTATTCTTTTGAGTTATCATAATACCAATCTCTCGTTTGTCATCCATAACGAGGTTTTCATACTCAAACTCTTGCTGTAGGAAATAAATTAAGTTATTTCCAATTCCATTCCTCTCAGGACAAACAAAAGCTGTGTTGTATAGCCTAGCCTCATCTACAATAATTTTAGCGAACTCATTGATTGGAGTTCTATTTGAATAGAATTCAGCTACCTGCTTACCATTATAGATGTCGATTATGTGAAAAGCTGAATAGTCTCTTTCTCTACCGATAGAAGGATCAGCAGCCAATACATACTCATGGTTAGGCTGGGGGTCTTCCCATATACGCATTCTGTTGTTGTATTTAATCCAATAATTTTTATTGCAGTTCTCTTTTAGGCTTCTAAGAATCTCACCTTCAATATAAGTCTCACCAGTTCCTAGGAAGCTAGCTTCGTATTCTTGTAACCACTCTTTATAACTGTGTTTACGTCTTGTTGTCTCTTCCCACTTATCGACGTAAATCGGAGGATTACAAGATTCCATTTGCTCATAAAGCCAATCAAATCCTTCTTGCCTCTTGTATTCTGGATGCTCCATCCACTTAATATCAATTGGATGGAATCCATTAGATCCTTCGATGGCCTGCATATACATCTTGTGGAACCAGTTACCAATACCATTTACGGTAGAAAGGCACACAACACGACCGCCAGTAGATGTGGTTGGACCCACAGCAGCCCAAATAGTATCAATATGCTCAATGAAGGCTGCCTCATCTAGAATTAAAAGTGAAGCAGAAATTGATCTACCTGATTGCTTACCTGATGCCTTTGATTGAATTGATGATCCATTCTCAAAAGCAAGGGTATGGTCATTATCCCTGGTAGTCTTGGGCTTCATCCAGAAAGGAAGTTCTTCATACATAATCTTTATTCTGGAGACTACTTCCTTGGCTTCAGCATCACCTTTTGATAGAATTGCTACTCTCTTGTTAGTGTTAAAAATACAAAAATGAAGTGCGTAAGCAGCCATCAAAGTTGTACATCCAGCCTGTCTAAACTTTCTAAGAATAGTAAGTCTAAAGTCAGTGAACTCCTTTAGAATTCTAGATTGAAAAGGATATAGTTTAAAGTTAACCATCCCTCTCATAGGATGGACTACTTTGATATAATTATTTGTAAAATATTCGCAACTAGAGGAACATTTCTTAAATTCTTCAGCGATTTGCTGAATATCTTCGCTATTATATTCCATATTTAAAAGAAAAAATGATTTACTTCTCTGTTTGTAGTAGAAAAGAAAAAGAACCTAATAGTTTAACTAAACTAATTGATTGGTGTAATCATCAAGAATATACTAGAATCAATATAGTTTATGATTCTTCCTCTATTTATGAAGGCCATAAATCAAATATAGAACATTTTAAATCTATAGGTTTACTTAATACTGATATTATAGTTCTTTGTCACGATGATGTAGATATCATCTCTTCCCCAGAAAAGACTAAAGAATATTTAAATATAGCAAAAAAACCTGGAGTAGGGTTTGTTGGAGTCGCAGGTGCATGTAACTACGACATTGATGGTGCTTGGTGGAACGCCAGAAGAAAAGGAGCCGCTAGAGGATTTGTGTTTCAGGGCAGTGATCCAACGACGATGACACCTAATTACTTTGGAAGAGCAGGGCAAGTAACTGTATTAGATGGCTGTTTTATCGCTGCGACCTATGAAACCCTCCAGAAAGTTGGACTAGAACAGCCAACTTACCTAGACACAGGATGGGATTTCTATGATATTCATCTAACTATGAAGGCTCACCTAGATGGGCTTTCAAATTATGTAGTGCCTATTATAATTATGCATGAATCTCCAGGACACATGAGGCAAGGATGGTTCAGTGCGAAAGAAGACTTCATGAAATATCATGGACGAAATATTCCATGTAGAATACCAACAGAGAAAACCCATGGATTACCTAGTTAACTTTTTAGTTTGGATCTTAGGTGTTTACGGAATGTCTACAATAATTGTGCATTCAAACATCATGAGACCAGTAAGAGATTTCCTTCACTACAAGGATAGAGAATACGATGAGCACGGAAACTTAGTTAAGGCAACGATAAGAGAGTTTGATTTCTTTGGAAAGCTTGTGAACTGTATTCTGTGTATGGGATTCTGGGTTGGAGTATTTTGGGACACATTCTACTGGAGTCCTCTGGTATTCTCATACGCAAATTGGTTTATTAGCGCCCTTTTTTCAGGGTGCCTAGGATCAGGAACGACTTGGCTTATCTACTTAAAGGTTTACCCTTTAATGTCTAATAAGTGAGGATAGTCAACACCCTGATGCACAGTTGGTGACAGGTCTTATTCCGAATTTTCTTTTTAGCAGCATAACAACCTCCAATAATATTTA